CCTACTATCCCGAAGTCATCAAGGCGATTCCGTTTGATCCTGAGTCCACGTACGAGAGAAACCTTGCCGCGGTTCTGGACATGAAGTTCGGGACCGCGGATTTTTACAGCCGTAATCTCCGGGCGCTGGGCCACGAGTGCATTGACGTCATCGTGAACCATGAAGGACTGATGAGTTTACGGAATGAGCCCATTCTCTATACCGATTTCGATGTGGCGTTCCTTCAGGATCTCAATATTCCGAAAAGCAAACGGCCACATATCCTGGCAGGACAGCTTTCATGTCCTTGGCCGGGCGACAGCGCAGTGCGTCAATTCGACGTGCTGTTCACGAGCTTCCCGCACTACGTCCCGCGCATCGAGGCTCTTGGCGTTCGCGCGGTCTATCTGCCGCTGGCCTTTGAGCCATCCGTCCTCGAAGGACCGCAACCGGAACGCGACATCGACATCTGCTTTGTCGGTGGAGTCGGTCGCGATCTCCACTGGCAGCAAGGTACAGACGTACTCGAAGCCGTCGCCGCGGCCTTCCCTGACCGCTTTCAGTGGTGGGGTTACGGGTTGGACCGCCTGTCGAGCACGAGCCCGCTGCGAGACTGCTACAAAGGTGAAGCCTGGGGGCGAGCCATGTATGGCATCTACCGGCGCTCCAAGATCGTGGTCAACCGGCACGGAGAAGTCGCGGAAGGCTACGCCAACAACATGCGGATGTTTGAGGCGACGGGATGCGGGGCGCTGCTGCTGACGGAGTATGCGAAGAACATGAATGATTTGTTCGATATGGGTCATGAATGCTCGGCCTATTCCACTCCGGGCGGTGCGGTCGCGTTGATTGAACGCCTTCTTGAAGATAGCGCCCGCGCTTCTGATGTCGCCGCAAAAGGCCGGCGCCGCACGCTCCGCGACCACACCTACGCCAAACGCATGAAAGTTATCTCTGAAGTACTGACAGGAATGCTATGTCCGGCGTAAGTACAAATTATCGTCAACTCGAGCCCGGCGAAGTCGAGCAGGTTGCCGCCGAATGCGCGGAAGCCTGGAAGGCGGAGATGATTCCGATTCGCCAGTACCAACTCGCAGCGCGAAAAGAACTCGAAGCGTATCGCGCTGGCGACCTGATGACCGAACCTTTCCATACTCTCGTGAACTGTATGAGAGCGCTGCCTGTCGAGTTCCTGCATTCCGTTCCGAGTCTGCTGGATGTTGGCGCGAGCGGTGGTTATTACCGGGACGTCCTAAGAATCGCCGGTTTGATGTTTCGTTACACCGGCTGCGACTTCTCGGAATCGTTCAGGCGGCTGGCTCAGGAACTTTACCCCGATATTAAGTTCGACATGGCGGATGCTCGCCAGCTTCCCTATGAGAATCAATCCTTCGACGTTGTTCTCAGCGGTGCCTGCATGATGCACGTGCGTGAGTACTCCAAAGTGCTCAGCGAAGCAGCGCGAGTGGCAAAGAAATACGTGGTTCTTCACCGGACTCCAGTTCTCACGACCAAACCGACAACCTTCTATCGGAAGGAAGCCTACTCGGTGCCCTGCTTGGAATGCCATTTCAATGAGGCGGAATTATTCGACTTGTTTCGAGAAAACCGACTGTGCGTGATCAATAAGGAAACTGTCTTCTGGGAACCAGAGAAGTCCTTCGGGCATCTCACGTATCTGCTGGAGAAAGTCGCTTGAGACATTATTCCACCTGCTTCGATTCGCGCTTCCTTCCTCAAGGTCTCGCGATGTATGAGAGCCTTCGAAAGCATTCCTCCTGCGACATCACGCTACACGTTCTGGCTCTCGATGAAGATTGCGCGCGAACGCTTCGAACTCTCAATCTCCCTGGCATTGAAGTCGACGTCAATATCTTCCGGCCGAAGCAAGGTCAGACGCACCGCGAGTTCTGCTGGTCTATGGCATCGCGGTATTCGGATTGGCTGTTAAATAGTCCTTTTAACCTGATGCAAGACTTGACCTATCTCGATGCGGATCTATTTTTCTTCTCGGATCCGGAGAAAGTCTTTGACGGACTCGGCAAGTGCTCCATCGGCATCACGCCACACCGGCTTATTCCTTCCAAGCGGCATCTCGAAGTTAATGGACGCTACAACGTTGGATGGGTCACGTTCCTCGATACGAGGTCAGGTCGTTCCTGTTTGGCGCAATGGGCGAATAGGGTTCGAGAGAAATGCTCCGAGACGGAGGGCTGCGGGGATCAGCTCTATTTGAACGACTGGCCGACCGACTACCCCGGAGAAGTCTGCGAACTGGGAATCGGCGTGAATGTCGCTCCCTGGAATGTTGCAAATTGGGAACTGACGAGTAACGAAGGAATCGTCTATCTGGCGACGCCAAGACTCGGAGATTACGAATACGACTGCGTTCCAATCGTCTGCTACCACTTCCACGAGTACATTCACGGTGAGCGTCTGACGAATTACGAACTGCGCGATGAGGACCGCAGGCGGATTTATGCACCTTACGTCGAAGCGGTGAACCAGTCAATCGGGCGGGTCGCCAGCGCGAAGCTGGAACTGCAATGGGAGACCGCGTGAAGCAATTCATCTATTCCCCCAGCGACGCCGGTCTGACTGAGTGGCCATCCGGAACGTTGCGCCTCGAAGGCGCCGAAGTTACCACCGATCCCAATGAAGCTGATGTCTTTGTCGTGCCCGGCTGTATGAGCATCTTCAAGGATGATCTCGGCCGGGTTGATCGATTGCCGTACATGGCAGGCCGCGAAGAGCGCCACGTGCTGTTCGACGTGAGTGACCATTTCACAAAAGCATTGAATCGTAAGTGGATCATTATTCGCTGTGACGCGCGCGACTGGATGCTGCGAGATGATCCCAATACCATTAACTTCGCCTGGCCGGTAGGCGATTGCGGGGACGCGATCGCGCTTCCCGAAGGCGGCTTCAAGTACGATGTCACCTTTCGCGGCTGGCTCTCGACCGATACCAGGCGGGCATCTTCGGACGCTTGCCGGAATCATCCGTCGTTGAAATGCGACATCGTGCAATACGACTGCTTCACCGGCTACATCGGAACGGTTGGTCGCCCCGAGTACGACCAGGCAAAATTCAGCCGCCTCATGGATGAATTCAAAACCGGCATGAGGGAATCCCGGATCGCACTCTGCCCGGAATCGATCTCCGGAGTCTTCCCATATCGGTTCTTCGAGGCGATGAGCGCCGGGCGTGTTCCTTTGCTCATCGGCAGCGACTTCGTTTTCCCTTGGGCTGACGAGATTCCGTATAACAATTTTATTATAAGGCTCGCCAGGCAGGACGCAGGCAGCGCAGCGGAGGCCATCCAGTTCGTCAAAGATACCGTCAGCGATGACGATCTGATCGAGATGGGCAAACAGGCGCGCAAGTACTGGGAGCTTTACCTGAATAGCCAGAACTGGGCAACGCTGATGACCGCCGCCGTTGAGAAGAAGCTGGCTCAAATGGGAGTCGAATGTCCCACTTCCTGAAAGAGCAGGTCGTGCGCGAGTACGCTCAGACTTACAGGTTGCCGATCTTGGTAGAAAGCGGAACGTTCGGCGGCGAGATGGTTCGCGCGATGTTGCTGCAGTTCAAGAGCATCTTTTCGATTGAGCTAAGTCCTGAACTAGCAGCCAACAACAAGGCTCAGTTTGCGGAAGAAGATCACGTTCACATCGAAGAAGGCGACAGCGCGACCGTAATGCCGGAAATTCTCGAAGCCATCGAAGAGCCTGCCTTGTTCTGGCTCGACGGTCATTTCTCGGGAAATGGCACGGTCCGTGGAAGCAAGGACACGCCGATACTGGAAGAACTGACGGCCATCTGCACCGACCCGCATCAGACTCGATGCGTCATTTTGATCGATGACGCCGGCTGTTACGGGAATCCAGGCTGGCCGGGAATCGGCGAGATCTCGAAGCATCTTCGATTGAATCAGCAAATGGAAATCAAGGACGACATTATCCGGATTACGCCGTGCACCTAGCCGTCGTCTCCTGCTGGAATTACCGGGACTGCTGGAATCCATGCCTGGAACTCATCGAGAAGTTTTGGCCGGAGCATCCGCCCATAACTCTGATCACCGACAAATGCTTCTCGTATGACTTCAAGATTAAGCCAGACATTTTCACCGGACCGGGCTGGGATTGGCAGTGGTGCCAGCTGGTTTCCTTTTACGCCACGACGATCAATGAACCGGTCATCCTGATGCAGGAAGACTTCCTGATCAATTCGACTGTTGACGATGCCGCCATCCGGCACGGCCTCGAGTTGATGAAGACCCGAAATACCGGATGCCTTCGAATCTATCCCTGCCCAGGCGGAACGGAAGAAATAGGCAATCCATACATCGCGAGAATTCCCAAAGGAACGACGGCGCGCATCAGTTGTCAGGCGGCGATCTGGGAACCGACGTATCTCGCGGAAGTCGCCAAGAAAGCCATGTGGACCACCAGCGAGGCGGGAGACTTCGAGAACCTCGGGACGCCCGCTGCGGAAGAGATGCCGCAGGAAGTTCTGGGATTCAAAAGGGATGCTTATCCCTGGCCTATTGAATACATCAACTCGGCCATCTCAAGAGGACTGTGGGACCCGAACGCCATCGCCCTGTGTCGGCGGTACGGCGTCGAAATAGATCGATCGATGAGAGAAGTGGCATGCGCTTAGTTACCTGCATCATGCCCACTCGCGGCCGGAACGTCTGGGCTTCGGTCGCCATGAATTCTTTCGTGATGCAGACCTATGCGAGCAAGCAGCTCCTAATCCTTGACGATCGTCAAGATCCGTCATTCTCCGAAGTGCCGAGATTGCCATCGGTCTCTTACCTTCGATCGGATAGTCGAAGCATCGCGGAGAAACGGAATATCTTGTGTAGCCTGTCTGCCGGCGATCTGGTGTGTCACTGGGACGATGACGACTTCAGTGCGCCGGAGCGTATCGCGGACCAGGTGAAGCGCCTCGAGGAATCCGGCAAGGCGGTTACTGGATTTTGCTCGATGCTCTTCTATGAAGGACAGCCGGAGCGCGCAGCGAAGTATGTCAACGATTGCAACTACGCACTCGGCACTTCCCTACTATACCGCCGCGAGTGGGCCATTGAGCATCCCTTCCGATTGGCGGAAAACGCCTGGGGCGAGGATAACAACTTCGTGAACGATGCCCGAAGCGCCGGCGATTTGATCAGCGTGGATGCCGGTCAACTGATGGTTGCTCGCGCGCATCCCGGAAATACCAGCAAAAAGGATTTAGGCAAGGTGGATTATCGGACGGTTCCGCTGTCGGCTATTCCGGAAAGGTTCTTTCAGTGAGATTACAGGATCCATTCCACGCGGGAGACCGTACGGAACTCGTGACGTTCCAGCTTGAAACGTTCACGACCAACTCTCAAGGTCAACAGTCCGGAACGTGGGCCGATTCCTTTACGGAATGGGCGGATGCGGAGCGCACCAGCGAAACGAATTGCCGTTTCGAGATCGATTATCACGCGGGGCTCTCGGCGAAAACGCATCGCGTTGTTTTTGACAGCGCCTACTGGCAAATCACCAGCGTCATCCATGATCGAAATCGGCGGTCAACTCTCATCGAGTGCGACTTCAGTCAAATGATTGAAGTCACCAGCTTGGATTCTGACGCGCAGCGCGAATTCATTGTCGGCCTTCCGTTGATTCATCCATGACGAAGGCGACCCGCAAGCTTCATGAAAATTTGATCCGGCTGCTTAAGGGCCTGATCACAGCTTATGAGGAATGGCTTCTTTCTGAATAGTTAGCTAACAATTCAACCGCCGCACGGCTCATCACCGTAACGCATACCCAAGCTCGCAGAGTCGCCGCACGAAAAGTAACGCTTTCGGGCCGCACGAAAAGTAACGCGACTCAAGACGCCTCCTTGGATTCCCAAGGGAGGCATCTGTGCCCACACTGGCAAAGCTTGGATATGGGTCTTTACTCAAAAAGGGGAACGGCGCATCCCCTGAAGTCTTCAACACCATTGCGGAAGTTATGGAAGTTTCCGGCTTTGGTGCGGAACGCGCTCTCATCGAAGTAACGAACTTCGATTCTGCCAACAGTTTCCGCGAATACATCGCCGGGATGAAGGATGGCGTGCAGTTCACGATCAAAGCCACCTTCCTTCCGAACACCACCAGTCAGGACTTCTCGACCGGCCTCGGGGGAGACTTCGAAGCAGGAACCGCCAAGAACTTCAAGCTCATCATGACGGGCACTCTCGGCACGTTCACCTTCGCCGCCCTGGTTCTCGGTTGGAAGCCCGACACCATCTCGCCGACCGGCGCCATCACCGCCACCTTTACCTTCAAGGTGACAGGTTCGATCAGCTACGCGGCGGGCTAAGGAGTTCCATGAATCGCAGGATTGATTTCGCAGGAAAGCGGAAGACCGTAAGCGTCGAAGTCCCGGAACTGGAGACCACCATCCGACTCCGGGCGCTCAGTGTCGCCCAATTGCAGGCGCTTCAGGAGAATGACCCTCAGAACGGCATCCGGCTGCTGTCTTGGGCAATTGTCGATGAGTCCGGGCAGCGCATCTATGGAGACACGGAATCCGATCTCGCCGAACTGAAAGAGATGAGCGTTACGGTATCCCGGCTTTTGATTGATGAACTAAACAGGCTTCATGGCATCAGTTCGGCTGCGACGGACGCCACAGTAAAAAACTAAGGACCCGGCAGGAATACCGTTTTCGGTTTCGTCTTGCCGGGTATCTCGGAAAGTTCCTCTCTGAAATCGACGAGATGCCGATCTCGGAGTTCAATGAGTTTTTCATTTTCGACAAACTTGAGCCCTTCGGCGAAAGACGCGCGGATTTACTCATCGGAATTCTCTCTTCGGTTATCGCGAACTGCAATCGCTCTGAAAAGCAGTCTCCCTATCCACCGGAACAATTCATGCCGAAGTGGGATGCGGAACCGGAACAGCCTCAGACCGCGGAGCAGCAGAAGGCCATCCTGATGATGTTTAAAGAGGTTATGGACGAACGGATGAAGCAGGGTGGCTGAAGAAGAAATCGAAGGAATGCAGGACCTTCTCGACGATCTGGAAGAACTGACGCTCGTTGAAGGCCAGCAGATCCTTTCGAAGTCCCTAAAGAACGCATCGACTATTCTTGCGGAAGAACAGCAGCATCTGGCGCCAGTCAAAAGCGGCAAACTCTCCAACAATATTAAATACAAGATCACCGAAAAGAGTGCGACCGAATGCTTCTCGCGTATCGGTCCGACCCGCCGGGTGTTTTATGCCATGTTTCCGAATTTCGGAACCAAGTATATCCGCGGTGATCACTTCATTGAACGCGCCTGGGACAACAAGAAAGATGAAGTCTGGGCGACCATCCGTTATGAACTTGGGAAATTCATCGACAAAGCCTTAAAGAAACACAATGTCTGAAGACATTTTAAGAACCCTCGTCACCGAACTCCAGCTGAAAGCCGGCAGCTGGAACAACGACATCAAAGCGGCAGAACGTGAAGCAAAGGCCTTCGCGACCGAGTGGAAAGCCACCACCAAGGTCATGAAGGAATTTGGCGAGGCCTTGAGCGTGGTCGGTGATGTCGTCGCCGTGGGGCTGCTGGAGATGGCCAAAAAGACAGCCGAATACGGCGCCGAACTGGAACGCATGTCGCTCAAGACCGGAGCGTCCGTTCAGGATCTGGCGCGACTCGGCGTTGCCGCGGAAGAGAACGGCTCGTCAATGGATGCTCTGTCGACCGGCCTGAAGTTCATCTCGAAGAACATGGAACTGGCCGGCCAAGGGTCGAAAGCGCAAGTCGCGGCCTTCCAAAGTCTCGGTATCACCACGAAGGACCTGACGGCGATTCATGGCAGCGCGTCGGCGATGTTCTCTTTATTAGCGGACCGCATCAAAGGAATGGCGGACCCCTCCGAGCACGCGGCCGATCTAACGAAAATCCTGGGGAAAAACTGGACGGAACTCATTCCGACCTTAGCGCTGGGCAGCGAAGGATTACGCGAGGCCGGAATCGAGGCGGAGAACACGGGGAAGGTCTTATCGGATACCGCCGCCGCACAAGGACTGGAATTTGCCAAATCCATGGAGCAACTCAAAGCCTCCGTGGAAGGTCTCGGTATTGCCGTAGGCAGCGCACTCATTCCAACGCTGACCGATCTGGCCAGCTGGGTTAAGGACGGCGTGCAGGATGCCGCGGCATTTGCCAGGGAACACGAGAACTGGACGAAAGTCATCTTTGTAGCGGCCGCGGCAATCGGCGGTGCTGGTGGTCTACTGCTCGGACTGGCGGGACTCCTCGCGATCCTTCCATCTTTAACCGCCGCATGGGCGCTTTTGTCCGCGGCGATGGATGCGAATCCCATCGGTCTCGTCGTGGTCGGAATCTCCGCACTGGTGGCCGGCCTGATTGTCTTCCGAAATGAAATTGCGGGTGGACTGGCGACAGCATACGGCTTCATGTTGACCGGCCTCGCCGATATTGTCGATGCGGCCTACCGGGCCGCCGCAGCGCTCGGTATGACCGGCCTCGCGAACTCGATCTCTTCTGCCGGTAACTCGATCCGCGACACGGCGGCGAACCTCAAGGATATGGGTTCGGTTCTGCTGGCCACGGAGCCGACCATTAAAGCGCAGGGCGATGCACACGTCGCTACCGCCGAAGACGTCAAAACGCATTACACCGCAGTCGCCAAACTCACCGAAACCTATACCGCGCAGAAAGCCGAAGCCGACGCTCTCAAGATTGCCACCGAATTAATGGACGATGGCCAGAAGAACAGCACGGAACTTCTGCATCTGGCGACGAAGGCGCATTGGGATTTGACCGACGCGATGAAGAATGCGGCGGTCGCTGCGATTTCGGTTGAGATTGAATTGGAAGCGGCGAACGCACGAGCGATTCCGGACTTTGCGCAAGAAGTCTATGACGCGACTCAAGCGCAGCGGGATTTCAACTCCGTCATGGGCGTGGCGCCTCCAATCGTCGTCGGCCTCGGTGAGGACGTCCTGACCACCGCGAAGAAATACGACACGATGTCACAGGCAGCGAAGGACAACGCGGCGGCGCTGAAACAGGCGACCGACGACGTTAAGCAATCCGCGGGCAAAATCTTCGATGACATGTTCATCAAAGGCGAAAGCGTCTTTTCTTCCCTGCAGGACGCGCTCAAAGGTGGCGCTCTTTCGATCGGTCGCTCCATCTTCGAGGACGTTGTGGGTTATGTCGGCGGCCCCATCAAGAAAGCCTTCGACGACATGTTTACTGGCCTCATGGACAGCACTGGCGTCAAAAGCTTTCTCTCGGGGCTTGGGAATAAGATCGCTGGTTTATTCGGTGGCGGCACCGATGCCGCGACAAGCGCGGCTGGCGAAGTTTCTAGTGCTGCCGGGGCGGGGTCATCCGCGGCCTCTAGCGTGACCTCCTCATTGACTTCGGCCGTGTCAGCCATTTCAGGGGTCGTGACCGCGATCAGTTCCGTAATCGGTAATTTCCAGATGGCCCGCCTCGAAGGCACGATGAACGCGGTCGAGTTCAACACTCGTTCCACCTACATCGAAATCAAGGACATGATGAATGGCCATCTAAGCGCCATGTTATTCACGCTCGGAGCTATGAATCAATCGCTGACGTGGATCAATATGGCGATTGATATTACGAACGCTCAGCTCGTGCAAATAAAAGGCGTGCTTCTGGCCGGAGGTGGAACCTCCGGATCATCCGGCGGCAGCACTGCCACGACTGGTGGCGGAGGTGGCGGCAGCACGCTCACGCAGAGCGTCGATGGATTTCCAGTCTATGCCGGAGCGTTTAGCAGTCTCCCCGGGGGAGGAACGCCTCACGGTTACGTGATGGCCAATGGAACAGTTAATCCATACGGCGGTGAAGCGACTCTCAACAATCTGCTGGCATTCAATATCGGCGGTGGCGTCGCCGGCACATATCAGATGGGCACCGACTATGTGCCACGCACCGGCATTTACCAACTACACAAAGGCGAAGCGGTAGTCCCGGCAGAGAAGAATCAGAATGGCGGCGGCTACGGCAATGGGGCGAGTCAGCCCGTCACCATCATCGTCCAAGTCGAGGGCCGCGAACTCGCCCGCACTCTGTATGAACTCAGCCGCAACGAAGGGATGCAGCTCATCGCATGAGTTCACGAATCGTCTACAACTCCAAGACCATCACGTTTCCCAGGGGCGGACAGGATTTCCATGTCGACTATCTGGGAGCGCGGCTGATCAGCGAGTCTCCGGCCGACATTGCGGAGACGCTGAACGTAGGGCCGAGCGTACTCATCAGTGCCGCATTCCGAGACTTCCAGAATTCCGACTCGACGCACGCGACCTTCAAGAGAAATATTTATCAATGGTTCGAATGGGCGCGCAAGGGTGGCGCGTTCACGTTCGCAAAGGACTCTTCGAAGGTGAGCAGCACGATACTCGCCGGCGGTTCTCTCGCTGGAAGTTCGACGCTTCTGGTTTCCAGCGCTTCCGGTCTGACCATCGGTGACCAGTGCATTCTTCGAAGCGATACCAATATTGAATTGATCAAGATTCAAAACCTTGTCGGCACGACGATCACGACGACTGAAACGCTGAATAATGACTGGGCCAGCGGCTCCGTTTTTCGTCACGAATTCTACTGGAATGCCCGGCTTCAGGATTACCGGCGCCACTGCATCGTCGACAAGATTGTGGATGCGCGCTTTGACGTGGAACTCCTCCTCAAAGAGGACTGGTCGTGATTTCGCCGACGGCTATATTCTCGACGGCTCTGGCGAATCGAGCGCGAACTCCGATTTACCGCGTCACGATTGATGGCGTCACGACCGAGTATGCCACCCACAACCTCAAGGCGAATTACGACGATGTGATCCTGGCCGATGCTCCGTCGGCATATTGGCGGCTCGGTGAGCCGAGCGGATCGAGTGCGGCTGATTCCAGTGGGCACAGCCTCACTGGGACCTACCAGAACACGCCAACACTCGGAGCAACCGGCGCGATCACCAAGGACGCTAACACGGCCGTAACGCTGAACGGCACGACTCAATACATCTCCTCGCCGGACGCTGCCCTGCTCGATCCGGGCGATACCTTCACGCTGGAAATCTGGGCGAAGCTGACATCTGTTGCAGCGGGCACGGCGGTCTTCTTTGATAAAGGAGCCAACGGCTACAGGCTCTACCGTTCCGGCTCGACGCTCATTTTAAGCAAGTCCGGCGGCTCGGACATTGTCTCCGCGACGACCGCGCTGACGACCGGGGCATTCCTTCACATTGTCGCTACAAAATCCGCCGGCACGGTCAAGCTGTATATCAACGGCGTCGACGTGACAGGCTCCGTCAGCAACCAGACGATTGCGGCGACGGCCTCTGCTCTCGGCATCGGTGCCGCATCCGGCGGCGGTAGTTACCTGGCGGCCACCATCGATGAACCGGCCATCTACCCGACCGCCCTAACTGCCACTCAAGTCCGCTCCCACTATGACGCCGGACTCATG